TTACCACCTGCACCAGATATAACAGGTACAAATGATATTTCTTGTTTACCAGTAGGTTCATGTATCTGTGTATCATCTATCTCATATTCATTTACTAATACCTTGTAATATCTTTTCGACATATATCCTTCTGTTTCTGGAAAGTTATTTATTAAAAAACTTACAGCCTGTGCAACAGAATTTACCTTTACGTCAAATTGCTTATGTCCTACAAATTCTGCAAGATCACCATATAGTTTTACCTTAGATAGCATACCTGTACCTCTTGCCTGTGCATTTTAACAACCATTCATTATATGGTTCTCTTGTACTTAGTCTATCTGCTAAATGGTGTAATATATCATCACCTAAAAAAATAGCTACATGATTTAAAGTCGGGTGCAATATTGACATTAACAACACATCACCTTTTTGTAGTTTTTCATCTTTATTTAGTTCTCTAAATCCAGTTCTTTCTGCATATTGTTCAAATAATGGATTATCTAAAAAATCCTGTGGTGTTGTAGGTCTTTGATAGTCCAACAGTTGTATATTGTGCTGTTCTTTATAATAATCTCTAACTAATGACCAACAATCTGTAACACCCCATACCCATTGTCTACCTATTAGTGGCGGTTTATATCCTGTAGGTTCACAATAACCCCATGTTTCTGTTTTTGGATTAACAATATGCCATTTTAAACCACTTTGCTCACAAGATACTTTATCTGCCTGTGAAGGTGATGGTGGTGTAACAGGGTGACTATGAACAATAGCTGTTATTTCACCTAATGCATCTGCTTTTACATAATCTTCTGGGTCTAAAATAAAGCATTGTTGACTATATGTAGATAAGTTATTACATGGGTAATATTGTTCTTTTCCTTTTATTACTATCAAAACACCTACTGATTCTTTTGGGTCTTGTTCTTTTGCGTGTTTAAGTGCTGCGTCTTTCCAGGTCATGCAATAAATGTACCAATACTAGGGAATAAATCTCTTGTACATTGTCTACCTACCCTTACACCTGCTAAATCAAAAGGTGCAGCTAATTCAAAAGATACAATATCTCTATTTTCTGCAGATTTTCTTGCAATAGTATATGTTATCTCTTCTTTTGCAGTAGCATCTGGTGTACCTAATGGGTTTACCTGTTGTGTAGAAGTTGTAGTAGTAGTTTGCGTTGTTGTATTAGGGTTGTTCATTGTTATCGTATTACCCATGCCATTGCCATGTACTGTGCAGTAATATCTAAGGTCACTAGGTGCAGAAGGGTATGCAGGTTGGTATACAACAGTAGCATCTGTACCTAAAGTGCCTGTATTTGTAGTTGTTTGCTGTCCACCTGCATCTGATTTTATTCTTAATGGGTGTCCTACATTACTGCTATGTGATTGGTTAAAAGTATATGTACTACCACGTTTCATTGTTATTACAGGTTTTTGCACACCATTTATAGCAAAAACATTATTACCACCACTATCTTGTACAACTGTAACTGTATAAGTAATATTTTCTGCATCTGCAGGGTCAGCTATTGTTGTAGTTGTTGTAGAAGTTGTAGTTGTTACTGGAAAATTTACAGCATCAATATACCTAGCTGTTGTTCTAATACGTTTTACAGTTGCACCTGTTAAATCATTACCTGTTGTAACTGCATTTACATTTAATAATATTGCTGTGATTGTACCTAATGCATTACTTACAGATAATGTAGGTCTAGGTATTTGACCACGTTGATATGCAAAACCTTCTGCACTTACAGGAAATCGTAAATATTCATTTCCACCAAATACTAATTTTCCATTTAGGTTAAGGTTACTACCTGCATGAAATCTATATGTTTGTGTAGAACCATGTAGTGTTGCGTCAGTTGTCAGTTCAAATAATTCAATTACAGCAGAAGGATTAATACTTTGTAAATCAGTAATAATAGGTGCTGTACTCATGGTTCAAACACCTCCCTAAATGTAGCTGTAATAGTAGCCCTGTTAGGTACGTTTATCTGTTTTTGCCATGTATCGCATACAAATTTAGATGATGCACTTTCACCAGGTGGTGTGTAATCAAAACTAGCCCTGTCATCTGCCCTGTCATCTAAGAATGTTTCTATGGTATCGCTATCTGTTTCTGTAATATTATTCCATGCAAGATTATATTCCTTTGGGTTCTGGTGTTCACTAAGACCTAAATTTATTCTATGTTCATAGCCATCTGCAAATTTTACAACCCTTATTTTTGGTGCAGAATTTTTTCGTAAACCATAACTCGCTTCTATAGAAGGAAAAGTTGCCATTATGCCAATATACCTCCTGGTCTTTTTTGTTTTACTAATTCTGATTGTATAGCAACTGCTATTACTCTACCTAGTTCTCTACCACCTTCTTGACTTCCTTCTACAGAACTACCAGATGCATCTACATTAACAACTATGTTACCAAAACCACCGCCAGTAGATTGCACCCCTAACTTACCATTACTACCTCTACGTAAAGGTAAAATTGCTTCTGCACCTGCTTCACCCATAAGTCCAATACCATTAGCCATAGGAAATAGTGTAGGTTTTTTAACAACACCGCCATAAGCATATTTTTCTACCTTGCCATCTACAAATGCATTACCATTAGCATTACCAAATAATCCATCTAAAAAGTTAGTAAATGGTTTTGTTATCATCTGTTGTATAGCAACACGTGCCATATCAGCAATAATTGAGTTAGCTAAACTTCTAAAACTTAACTTTCCTGTAGTTACAAAAGTAACAAGTGCATCTTCCATACCTTTAATACCTTTTACAACAACATCTGCCATAGATTCCTGTACTGTTTTAATACTGTCAGTAAAAGTTTTTAGCTTAGTTTGCATCTGACTACCGAAAGATTTAGTAATAGATTCTGAAAATTCCTCTACACTTTTTGTACCCTCTCTAAAATATGTAGCAGGTGCATTTTCTGTACCTGTAAAAATATCATTAAATGTATCTAAATCTTTTTTAAACTGTTCTTTTGTATCTGCTAAACCTTCTTTACCAATACCAATAGCACCTGCAAAATTACCTTTTCTAGCTTCATTTATAATTTTTAAAATATCAGTAACAACCCTACCTAAAAATCTAAACCCTGCGATAGTTGTAAATATTGCTGCACTTACTGTTTTTATAGATATTTCTATAGATTTAAACAACATATCGAAATCATTCTGTGAACTAAATAAATTAGAGAATACCTGTATAAGATTATTTAGTACTGGTAACAATGCATCTGCCAGTTGTTTTCTAAATCCATCAAATCTTATTGCTAATACTGCTATCTGGTCATTAAAAAATTCTGCGTTCTGTGCAAATTCATCTGATACTGCATAATTAAATTCTTCTAATGCTGCACTACCTCCATTTAACAGATTTATTAAACTTGCACCTGACCTACCGAATATTTCCATAGATATAGCTGCTTTTGTAGCACCATCTGGTAAATCAGCAAACCTATCTGCTATTTCTCCTAATACAGTTTCACTACTTTTTAAGTTACCTTCACTATCTCTTACAGTAATTCCTAATGCATTAAAACTATCAGAATATGTAGCAACACCCTGATCTGCTTCTCTCATTGATTGTGCTAATCTTCTTAATCCTTTATCAATTGTTTCCTGTCCAATACCTGCTAATTTACCTGCGTTTACGTATGCCTGTAAGCTATTAGCAGCTATACCTGTCTGGTCAGATAACTTACCAAAACTATCTGCACTATCTATTGCACCTTTTACTAAACCTATAAACGCACCACCAGATATTAATAAACCAAATGCACCTAATGTTTTATTAAGACCGCCCATAGCAAGCCTTAAATTTTTAACCCTACCAGTAACCCCTTGCATAGAGTTACCTAGACGTTTTATAGAACCTGCACCTACAGTTTTTGCTGCTACTACTAAATCAAATTTTGCCATATCATTTATCTCTATTTAGTGCCTGTAATGCTGCTGCTTCTATGATTTGTATGTTTTCAAGCATAGCAATACTATCTTTACTATATAGTTTAATCATTTCTATAACAGATGTATAGTCTAAACCAATAATTCCACTCATACCTACCCTCCATTGTGTCTGACAACGTAAAAACATTTCTAAATATTGCCAATTATCCTCTAATACATAAAAATTATTATCTACTTCTTTCTTTTCTGTCTTTATACCTAATACTGCATCATCTTCTGCTGTTTTATCTATGACAGTTGAACCAACAGCCCAATATTCACCTGCCTGAATTAGTTTTTTTCAAATCTTACTTTACTTGATTCCATAAAAGCAAAACCTACAGCAGTAGCAAAACCCATTACATCTAATGCTTTATTAAGGTTAGCTTTATTAAATTCAACATCTGTACCATCTGCGTTTTCCATTTCCTCCCAACCCATTAGTACTTCTTTTGCTACATCTACATCTTCTAACTGTTTTTCTTCCACCATTTTTATCATTTCCTTGAATCTGGATTGCGTTACGTTTTTAAATAAGGCAATAAATGATTCTGTAGATTCCTTACCATCAACAACTACATTTATATCAACTTTCCATTTATAAAAAGGTCTTTGATCTAGTACAAAAGGCATAAAAATTTAGTATCTACTAACTAGGGTATACCCTTTTTTATGTATAGACAAGACTAAATTCATTATTAGCTGATGCTGTAGGTGTTGCCATAAATGGAAGATTTAGCATTGTAATACCATCTGATTCTTCATAAGTAGGCTGTCCTAAATCTGTTTGTGGACAAGAAACAGTAACCTTATTACCTGCAGCAGTTCCATGTAACCATGTGTTTGTGCCAGTTGATGTGCCAGTATAATCTGTAAAGAAATTATGGGCTGATAAAGCAGGGTTTTCTATTACTGCTGTGCCTGATGGTCTGCGGTCTGTAATTAATACTTCTTTTGTGCCACCTACTAATTCTCTATAGATAACCTCATTATTAAAATCTAAATTCCATGATTGTAAGGCTGCTGCAAAACCAAATATAGCAAAGTTAGATGTACTGCCATTTTTAAATATTAGTGGTGATGCCTGGTTACTAACTGTTACAGAAGGTAACGCATCATCAGTAGGTGCTGTAAATAATCCAGTTAAAGAAAATGAAATACGTGGTATTGCGTTAACCTCGCAATTTATACTAAATGTACCTCTACAACCTTTAACAATATGTCTTATACCATCATAGTTAACAAATAATGTAACGCTGTCTGATGGGGTAGTAACTGGTGCATAAGTAACTGTATTACCACCACTAACAGTTTCAGATAAACCACACGCTTTTAATATTGCACCATATTTAGGTGCTGTACCTGCACTACCACTACCTGCCATTTCTACATCAAAAGTTACATTTACTCTTGTATTAGCAGGTATTACTTCATAGTTACCCATATATGGCCTTATCAAATCTCTACTTACTTCATCACTTACAATAGGTTCTATATTCAAATCTATAACCTGTACATAGTTAGCACTACCTGTAGGGTTAGGGTTTGTACCATAACTAGATTCTGCTTTAGCTAATATGCTTCTTTTTCTGTGTAGCTTAGGCATTGTTACATTAAATCAGTATGTTTATATAATATATGTTTTTAGCAATAAACACCATCTATTGCGTCAAA